ATCTTCCGAAGTCAATCCCTCGCCATCGTTCCATCGAATCTTCGTATAAAGTGCCATGTTCTATGCCTCCTCAGGTCGTAGGGCTAGGGTAACACCCCAAGCGGTAACATCAGTGGCCCCCGTAATTACGGGGCCATCTTCCCACATAGACGTTGACGTCAAATCGGCTACTAACATGACAATGTCACCCGTGTTCGCATTTAATCTCTCAGTGTAAGCAGGAGAGGCTGACAGGGCGCGCACGGGACTTTGGTCCTGCAGAAAAAGCCCCACCACTACGGATGAGTTGTCCGTGTTGACGCCTCCAAGCGTGTACGGGGGTGTTTGGGCGTCTGCCGAATTGCTGTACGTAGACGATGGCCCGCTGAACCATATCTGTGAGTCCAAGAAAGGGTTGGATTGGTCAACGCCGCGGTAGGCGGCTAGAACAACGCCAAAGTCGCCGCCACCACCACCAGTGTTTATTGTGACATTTATAGTAGAACTCTCCGACGACGCAAACCTGTAATACAGCTGTGCAGGCGTCCACGTGTTACTGCGATCATATTCAAACGCACTAGTTTGCACATTCCCGGGCTCGAAAGTTAATGGCTTCAGCCCGTACCACGTCCCGGTCGTGGGGTACATATCGGCTATGTCGTACTCTCCTATGACAGCCAATAGGAGCAGGTCGCCATCTGCTACGCCAGCCGGGACTGATACCGCGCGCGTTTCAATGATAGACCCAAACGCGGCGCCCGAATCCCCAGTGTACGCGGCCCCAACATACGTTATTGAGCCATAGGACTTCTTTGTCTCAACAGCGGTGTCGACCCCTGCGGCTCTTTTGCGCTGCATTATTTCATCGACGGATGCGGTCGCTGCAGTGGAGCTGCCTTCAGGAAGGATCGCTATAACCTTGGGTATTTGTGATCCAATTCGGTACCCACGACGCAGATAGGCAGTGGCCCTGCCACTCGCCAAATCGTAGCTAGACCGGCGCTCACCGTTCAGATCGGTAGGGTCAATACACCATTGGACAGTCGAAATGACCTCTGCAACTCCTGAGGCGTTCGAGAACAGCACAGCGTTGCCATCCATCGATGTTATGGGGAAGCTTCCAACGTTCCCAGCGGTTGCGCTTTGTACAATAACGAGAATGCCTCCGCGTTCCTCTTGCACGCTCTTGATAGGTGTGTAAGACCCATCCCAACTATCCGTTGGCGTGAATGATATTTGATTAGCGATTGCAGTTGTGGCAAACGTTCCACCGGAGGCGTACGTAGTTCCGTTCGGGTAACTCCTCTCGGTATTGATAAATGCCCGCTGCGATCTAAGTTCTATCAAGGCTGGAGCAGCAGACACGCCATCAGCGGTCAACACAACAGAGATAGCATCCGACATGCTTTCTAGCGTGAGAGATTCAGGTACATCCTTGATCCGCGCTGCTAGCGTCGCATCTGATTCGTTGTCAAACCGCGACGTGCCGCGGTCTAGCGCGTGTTGCCCAAGCCAATCTGGCTCGGTGCTGGTCGCACCAGTAGCAGTTGAGATCCTAGCTTGTGTGACAAGCCAATCAGTAACCTTATCCATCGCATCCTGCGCCATCTTGGCGGACGCGTTTTCAAACTCATAATCGCGCTCAGCCTCCTGATACCAGTGAGGAAGTGCGGCAAGCGCGAAGTCTAGCAACTTCTGTTCGTCGGCTGATAACGGCATTACGTCACCGTGATGGTGCCAGCTCTGATCACTTCGGTAGCCGTCGGGACTATGTCGGTAGTAGTCTCGACAGCGGCAACTGTAGCCGTAACGGAAACGGCGTAGATGTCTTCAGGGAATGTAGCAATCACTGCTGCGATTACGCTATCCATGTAGACAGTTTCGCCAGCTCTGATCTTTGCCAGTCTTCCCTCCAACGCCTCCTCAATGGTTGGGGCGTTTGCGGCCACGTCGAACCCATCTCTGTACGAGTCAATAGTGATATTGAAATCAACTGGCACTTGCGTGCCGCCCGTAACAGTGAGTGACGTTCCTGCCGCTTTCCAGTTTACTATTTCTGTCTCCACGTCCGAAATCATTTCCGGGGTGGAGTTACCATCCGCATCTGATACGTAGAGAATAACCAAGAACGTGTCTGGATCCTCTACTGCTCGAGCCATCCGCACCGTAGGAACCTGGAGCGCGCCTGTTTCTAGCGACGCCAGGGTGCCACGTCGGAGAGACTGCAAATAAAGCTTGGTTCTAGACCGCAGTTCAGCGTCGGTCTCTTCGTCGTTTCCACCACCAGCCACTGCCGCGTTGGTGCAGGTGATGGTGGTATCAAATAGAGTGTCAATCAGGCGAGTGATAGTGCCAGCGGCGACATTGGTGTCCCTGCCAGTAGTCGTGCAGGTCGCCACAACGTCACCCGTCAACTGCGCTGCTGAAAACACCAACGCCGTGTCTGTCTCGAACTGGAATGCCTCGCCGTTCGCGTCGAAATCCGTAGCGACTACGGTGCCTGCGTCAATCGTTCCGCTTCCTGCGGAAGCAGTGGCACGCGTGAACGTCAAAGTTACTTCTGCAGCGCTGGCGGCTTGGCGCTGAATGTTGAAATGGTCGTCTACCAGAGTAGTGAGGTCGTCACCAGACGCTCCATCAACGAACGTATTTTTGAAGCTCTGCGCAGCGTAACGTAGCACCGCGTCATTCATCGCTGCTGCGGCGTGCAACATGGCGAGTGTGACGTCACCCTCTGCAACTAGCAGGTCTGGCCTTGCCGCTTGAAGTTCGGCCGTCCCTACCGTTACGAGGTCGGAGAATGATGGTGCTACGGCCATTTACAACTCCACGATGATGTCCAGCGGAGTGCTGGATAGGGTGCGACCACGGGCGATTACGCGGACGGCTATCTTGAGTCCCCCCGTGATTTGAGAGACTGAGATTGACGAAATGCTGGCGATACGCGGTTCGCGCAGGAGTTGCTGTTTAATCCTTCCAGCTAGTTCCTCGCGGACGGCTCGCGTGTTCCGTGCCTTTACGTACGCCCTGGCCCCTACCCCATAATCTGGTAGGGTACGCCACTCACCTGGGGAGGTGATTATACGTCTGATTACAGCTTGACGCAGAGCGTCTTTTTCCTCTGCCAGGAGCCAATCGCCATTGGCCGCATCTTGCGTGTCTGCACCAGTCTGGTCTGCAGTATCAAACCAGATGTCGCGGCCGAATAGTTTGGCCCTCTGTGTGTCAACGACGGACATGCACCCTAGTTATATCACACGATGGCTGTGGGCCCGGCAGGCGGGACGGTGTAAGAGCCCAATCCTACGGTGCCGGCGTGCATTGACGTAGCAATCGCGTCCATTGCTTCTGCCAGGGTAGCGTCCCCAGAGGTGTTGACAGGGAAATCAGCTTCTAGAGCAGAGACCATGGCCGCCGTGGACGGGGGCGTGATGACTGTGGCCCCAGTGAAGTACGTAGCAGGAGCGGCTACCATCGCAGCCCAAAACGCCCCAACTCCAGACCCAAACTGCGAAGCCCCCTGGGCCGCAGTCATGTCGTCACTGAACGACATGGCATTTTTCATGGCAGTTACGGCTGCTGCGATTCCAGCGGGGAGGATGCCTGTGGCTTGCGTCATATACGCCCCGAACGCACTGGCGAGAGCTCCCGTAGGGTCTGCCTGCCCAGGGTAGAGCATCGAGACAAGTGAATCCTTCAGGGTGGTCTGAGACAGTGCCATTATTTCGCCTTGAGTACACTCGTGTAGCTAGACGCGGACGCAGCGTTGTTCGGTGTACCGCTGGGCCCTACGCCCGTTGAGTGGATATGTGCTTCGTAGGCTGATTTCTTTACCAGCTCCTCCGCACCACCCGTGCCATCGTGGATGTAGACAGCGCCATTCACAATCACCGTGCGGTCTAGCTCAGGCCCCTGGTCATCGCCGTCTGAGATCTCGTATGTAGACAGTAGGCCAACAATCACGGGCATAAACGAAACACTGCCGGCCGGCAGTAGCACGATCACTTCATCGCCTGCGGCTGGAATGGTCCAAATACCCTTTCCACCAGATCCGCCAGCCAACCGGCACGTGACGTCCACCCCGTCCGGCATTAGTTCTACGTCTACTAGGATGTCTACTAGCGTGCCGTTTTCCGTCTTGAGTTCGTAATGCTGAGGTGTGCCGTCTTGGTGGGTCACTACGCCAACTGCACACCACTGCCTTCTGTCTTGCAGCGCAGCGCGAATCCCAGTCATGTCGAGCTTCTTGGCGCCAAGTTGGCGGCGCTTTGTGCCTTTGATCTTCGCCATTACTTGCCTGCCTTTTCAGCGCGCGTCGGCTTGTCGGCCGAATTACGTGTGCCATCCACTACCACGTAGTCATTCAGCTCGGCTTCAATCGAGATTCCATCTGAAGCACTGAACGTGAATGTGATTTCCTTGATTCGCATTGGGCGCTTCAGCGCTTGCAGCTTCAGATAGTGCTGGGCCATTACGCCCGCGACGTTCTCACTGTAGCCCTTCGATACGAGGTAGTCATACTTCTTCGAAGTCGTAACCGACTCATCAATGAGAAGCTTTTCGTCTATATTGAATTCATCGAAGTCGATAATTGCTGGAGTACCAGCCGACGCATTCAGCAAATCGTTGCCGTCCGCGTTGGTTGAATCTTTCAGGTCGCGTGTTGACAGGCGTACAGTACGCTCTCCGCGACCAATCAAGTTGAAGCGACCCTCTGCCATGTTTTTCAAGACTGTTTTGTCTGTCACCCCATACACCGGAATGATTTGATACTCGTCCTCTTCTACTCCAAGAGTGCCAGGCGCCGGCACCTTCTGTTTACCTTCCGGGTATCTGACCTCAACCCGCTTCTGCGTCTTAGGGTCATACCCGATCATGATGATCTGTGGCACCTTCTCTTTCGACATGGTGCGAGTCATCTCGAGCGTTTCCAGGTTCCGCCCCCACGTAAGCAAGAGCGGACGCCCACGATTCTCGGCTGAGAATATCTGCGGCTTTGTGAGCACGACATCTAGGCCAAGGACGAAACAGATGTAGCCGGACCTGCTGGCGAGTCCATAGAGCACATCCCAATAGCTCGTGTCTGTCTCTACAGGGATCCCCCGCTCATGGGTTCCCAGGTCGCCCGTCTTCACGACGGGCAGGGTGGATGCCTCTATGCCACGCACATCAATCCGCAAACGGTTTGTAGGGTCGGCCTCTGCCAGAATGGAGGCCATGAGTTTGTCCAATCGTTTGCCGACCGGGATGCGCTTGGGTTTTCCGTTTGGGAGTGGGGGCCACTGCTTGCGGATCAGGTAGTCCGTGTAGTCCTGCCCGGTCACCCGAACCTGCTTCCCGCCGGACGTGTACTCTACCGTAATTTCATCAGCGATCCCAGCTATTTGCGGAGTTGGAACGGTGCCCAACCTATCCAGTTTGGTCTGCACGAATTCGGCGAAGGGGTCACGTGATGCTTGGTCCGCAGGAGGCTTGCGGGTGGCCAGCACATCCTCTAGGTCATTCGTCTGGTACATGTACACGTCGCATGTCATGGATCGAATGAGCTGAGGGTCAATCGGGAAATCGTCCGCCGGGCAGGTGAATTCCCAGGAGTCGGCCTGCCGGTAGCTGTTCCGATGGATCGTGCAATCCATCGGGCGGACGGGGAACAACATTGGCTGGGAGTCATTCCCGCCAAACCCATCAAAGATGGCGTTGATCACAACGCGACATTTAGGGTAGAAAACTGTCACCCTTGCACCTTATCAGGGATGATTAGTGTCTCGTCACCCGTGAGTTCAAAGCTGGTGAGGTTGTTACGCTCGTATATGAGCGTCCAGGCCCACGGAGTGCCATAGAAGCGCCTGGAGATATCATAAAGGCTCTCGCCCTCACGTGGCCGATAAAGCCGCCTGGCGTCTGGCTCGTCGCGGGCGTCCATAATGTCCGCTGCAGTCTTAGAGTTGGCGAACAGGATTCGGGCCGTAAACGTAGTGGTCCGGTACCAAGATTCGAACGAAAGCACGTTGAGCGCCGTCCGGTAGGACATGGTTGTGTCTGACCGGAAATCGTGGGTGGCCACCGTAAGGTCGTGGGCCCTGGATCCGATATTGCGGAAGTGGGTGCCAATGCGCTTAAACGGGGTGATGGACTCTCCGCCCGTCGCGATTTCCCGCTGGTCAATGGTAGCCCCGCAGGCCAGCACGCTCGCATCCAGGTCGGCGGTCAAGTTTTCCATCTCTTCGGATGACAATCTGTCTATAGCGTTTCCTGGCTTCTCGTACTGGGCCTGCTCGATGGCAGCGCGCTTGAATTCGGCTTCATCGTAGGCCTCGCTGGGTGTCATCTCCTTGGCCGGGATGATCTTCCTATCCACGTTGTCCGTACGATCATGGATAGAGATGGTAAGGGAGTAGCCGATCTGCCAATCCCGGCGATAATCGAACTCCCAGCCCGTTATCACCCCTTCAAAGGTTTGTTCCTGGAATGACACCCGGACGCGGTTACCACGCCGGCAGACGGCCTCTAGGCGGCGCATCTCCTCGACGGCGTAGCCCTCGTAATTGTAGCGGTCATCGAACACTCCGGAAAATCCGGCAGGTTCGTAGGCTGGACCTAGCACTTGTTCTGTTGGAGTGAGGCCCCCGGGGTAGTCCGTCCGGACAGTCCGCATGGTTCCGCCAATCTTCCAGGAGCCTTGTGGTGCCGCACGGACGCCGCCTTTTGAGGTTGGAGCGGTAGTGTCAACGCCTGAGATGCTCTTGTCGGCAACCCAGTCGAACCGCTCGCCTTCCTCGCCGTCCGTCTTTCGTAATTCTAGAATGGTGAATACGCCCGCAGCCATTTTAGCCCTCCCGGAAAGCAGTGTAGGCACTGGATGGAGACTTCACGGCGAGCTCAAAGGCTTTCCCGAGGTCCATCACGAAACGGTCGGGATCATCACTCTTAACCTCCACCTTCATATTGACGTGGATGTTTGCGCCCGGCCCGAGCGGTCCGCCTTTACCATTACCAAGCGGCCCGCCTTGCGGGTTGCCAGCGATAAGGTTTTTCATCACGTTGATAGCTTGCACAACATCAGCGCCAGCCAGCCCAGCACCCTCCGCCGTGCCCTTAAACTTCTGGGCGAGTGCCAACACCTCCACAAGGCCCAGGCGCTCAACATTAATCTTTGCATCTGTAGCAGACAACATCTTGTTCTGCATCATCATCATTCTGGCGGCAGCGTCTGCAATTTTATCGGTACCAGACTTGATTCCTTGGGCAGTACTACTCCCGCGTGCTCCTGCAGTGAGTGATCGCATGTTAGCCATGGACACAGCTGTCTCTTCATCAAGCCCTAATTTTGCTCTAGCCGAGCCCACCCAAGCCTGTGACCCTGGGGTGTCGCTGCCAAACATTTTGCGC